CGGTCGGCAACAGCTAACGCAAACCACAATCACCACGGCGACCGACAGCGGCAACGGTACGGTGCTGACAATCAACAGCGTGCAGAGCGGACCATACCACGGCAACGGTGCTGCGGTGTCGCAAGCGATTTCAGTCGATGGTATCCCGCGAATTTTCCCCAGCAAATCGCTGTACGAAGGCGACACGATCAATTGGGAATGTCAGTACACCATCGGCGGCGGTTATCGAGTGGAAGAGCGCTCGGAAATTACCGACTCGCAAATTGATTCCACTGTCGATTTAATCGGCATCGACGCAGCAAAAACGGCGGCGAATTGTTTAGCGCGATTGTGGGCGACGACCGACCGCTGGACGAACTGGGCAACGTATGACGCCAACGGCGCATTGGTCGGTTCGCCAAGCAGCGGCACGATTGCCAACTTAAACAACAACAGTAACACGACACTTAGCGCAAGCACTTCCACGCTGTTGCTGCGCGACCCGGCAACTAATGACACGATTAGCTTCCGGTGGTCAGGGCACTTAAGCAAAACACCTGTGCCGTATATCCAAGACCAGAGCGGACTAAACAAATTGTACTTGCGACTGGACGGCATGAACGGCGCGTGCAACCAGACGGTCAACCTAACCGAGCGAATCACACTCGGAACCTATGCCGACAGTTGGCCGCCAAGCTCACCAACGGGGTTATAAATATGCTATCAGGATTAAAAGCGGGCGATGCGTTTACGGTCGAATTTGTTACCGTCGATTCGGCGATTTTAGTGGCGGAGTCACCGGACATCGCGCCTGCCGCCAAACTCATGCGCAACGGTGCGATTGACAACGCCGTTACCGTGACCGTCACGGAAGTCGAGGAAGGGCTATACAAGGCGACGGGCACGATTCCAGGCGGTTACGTGGATGGCACCGACGATTTAGCGGTGGTACTTTACTTGGACACCGCTGACGGAATGTGCAAGGACATTGTAAGGGTCGGGCGACTAGCGGGGCACGCGAGGGCCAACGTAACACAATGGCTCGGCACTGCCGTAGCAACACCCGCGACGGCGGGCGTGCCTAGCGTGGATGCGGTTGCGATTAGCGGTGACAGCATGGCGGCAGACATTATGGAAGGGTTTGCAACGGATTATGGCAACCTAAATCTACAAACGGACATCGCCGGCACTATCAACGGCAATGTGACCGGCAACATCGAAGGCAACGTAAACGGCAAAGTCCTCGGCGGCGGTTACGACACGATCACCGGCACCGGGGCGAGGGTGGTTGATGCGAGCGGCAACAATGTGGCAACGGCCACAGCCCTGCAAATCGTTGACGACACCCTCGACGGCATCGCCAGTGGGGGCACGGTGGTGCGGGCGGACAATCGGGATGGGGATGCTATTACGGCGGGGATCGGTGGGGATGCTACGGTGTATGTGTACCCATTGGCCGCGGTTCAGGCCACCGACGCCATAAGCCACCACCAGCTAACCGTCAACCAATATGCGGCAAAATCATGGACTATACCCGTGACCGATTCGGCGGGCACTGCCGTTAATCTTGGCGGAAAGACGATTAAGGTGGCGGCGTTCATGGAGAGCGCACCCGCCACAATCCTGTGGAGCATGGCAGGTGCGGTTGGCGGAGGCAGTAGCAACCTGGTGACGTTTAGTATCGCCGACACCGACAGCGCAACTGCAAGGGTGGTCAAGTACATCGCACGCAACACCACGGATGATACCGACATATTCGAGGGAACCATAACCATTGAGCCAGCACCTAACATAGTGTGATGCCAAGAACACCAGCGAAATACAACAGCGGCAACAGCTATGAGCAGGGGCGGCAATCGAGCCATGCCAGGGGATACAACAAACGATGGGCGAAGGCTCGGCTGGGATACTTAGCCAAGCATCCGGTTTGCGTCGAGTGTGAGAGGCAAGGGATCGTGACGGCAGCGACCGAAGTGGATCATATAGTACCGCACCGAGGGGATTGGTATTTGTTTTGGGACTCGGCCAACTGGCAAGCGTTGTGCAAGAGTTGCCACAGCAAAAAAACAGCAGGCGGAAGATAGTAAAGATAGTCAGTCGTGGGCATCCGTAAGACGGGGGGGTGGGCATCCGTCTTTTTGCGCAGCCTACGGAAACCGTTCGTTACGCTTGCACACATTTTTTATGCTATACAGTCGCACTTTATGCCGCAATTTAAGTTCGTAACGTCTGCCGCCGATAAAGCTGTTCGCTTTTTTGCGCAACAGCTTACGCACACAATAGGCGCGCAATCCGGCAAGCCGTTTAAGTTGCTGCCGTGGCAAAAACAAATCGTGCACGATTTATTCGGCTGGAAACGCGAGGACGGCACCAGAAAATATCGCACGGCCTACATTGAAGTGCCGCGAAAAAACGGCAAGTCAACTTTTGCGGCTGGGTTGGCGTTGTACTTATTGCTTGAAGATAACGAAGCACGGGCGCACGTTGTGTCAGCGGCGGGCGATAGGCGACAGGCTCGCATCGTGTTTGACACCGCACGCGCGATGGTTGAGGCAAGCGATGCACTACAAGAGCGTGTGGATATTTACCAGTACGATTTACGCGGCATCGCATTGAAAAGCAAATACGAAGCGGTGAGCGCGGAAGCATACAGCAAGCACGGCGGCGACTTGCATGGAATTATCTTCGACGAATTGCACGTACAGCCGAACCGCGAACTATGGGACGTGCTTACAACGTCAGTTGGTGCGCGTCGGCAACCGCTGACGATTGCGATTACTACTGCGGGCTTTGATCGTAGCTCGATTTGCTGGGAGATGCACCAGCGGGCAAAGCGTGCGATTGCCGATCCCGAATCCGACCCCGCATTTTATCCGGTAATTTATGGGGCAGAGGAAAGCGACGACTGGACAGATGAGCAAGTGTGGATAAAGGCGAACCCGTCAATAGGCGATGCGCTGCAGCTGAGTTACCTCAAAGAGAAATGCGACGAAGCGAAAGCAAATGCGGCACTAGAAAACACCTTCCGGAACTTGCACTTAAACCAATGGACACAGCAAAGCGTGCGGTGGCTGTCGATGCAAGATTGGTCGAAATGCACCGGCATCGTGGCAAGCGAAGATGAACTAGCCGGCAAGCCGTGTTATGTCGGAATCGACCTAGCCAGCACAATGGACGTTTGCGCGATGGCGTTTGTGTTTCCGCTTGACAACGACTGCTTTGCGGTCAAGTGCCATTACTTCGCGCCGGAAGAGGCGAAGAACATTCGCACCAAGTCCGACAGGCGGCAGATAGAAAACTGGATTTCGATTGGCAAAATAGAATCATGCCCAGGCAACGAGATGGACTACGCTTGGTTGGCTAAACGATTCTGCGACATATCGCAACGATACAGCTTGCAGGGCATCGCATACGATCCGTGGGGGGCCGTGGCTTTCGTGCAAATGTTGCAAGCGTCTGGCGTCGATTATGAGCTACTTACCAAGTTCGGGCAGACCATCGCCAACTTCGCGGCACCTACCAAGGAGTTCGGGCGGCTCATTCATTCGCACAAGATAGATCATCTTAACGACCCGGTGTTACGGTGGATGGCCGAGAACGTGGCAGTTAAGCAAGATGCTTCTGGCAATATGCGACCAGACAAGGCAAAGAGTGCGGACAAGATCGACGGCATCGTAGCGACCATCATGGGCCTAGCCCTTGCAATCAAGCAAACACCGCAGACGTGGTATTATGAACATAACGAACTGGAGATGGCATGAAACTACTTAGCGGCATTGCAAGCTGGTGGCGAGGCAATCGCAACTTAAACAACCCCAATTTGCCGTTGAATGACCCGGCGATTTGGGAAGCGGTGTTTAACGATACGTTCGGCACCGAAGCGGGCGAGAGCATAACGCACGAAAACGCCTTGCAGTATGCGCCGGTTTGGCAAGCCGTGTCGATGATTTCTGCGGACGTGGCACGATTGCCGCTGGTGCTTTATCACAGCCGAGGCAAGGGCGACCGTAAGACCGGCACGCCTGCCGATGATGATTTTCGCATGCGATTGGTGCAGATGGAGCCGAACGAAGAAGTTGACGCCTATCAGCTGTGGCGGCGCGCTATGGTTGATGCGCTGCTGTGGGGCAACTTATACATTGTTATTGAGCGTGATGGCGGCGGTGCGGCCATCGGGTTGCGCAATGTCAGCGCTGGTGAAATGGCATTGCAGCGGGTGAACGGGGATTTGTTTTTCTTCGAGGGCAACGACCGAGTGCCGCATTTGCCGGGCGACGTAATCCACGTTCGCGGAGTGGCCAACAGCATACTCGGTTTGGACCTAGTAAAAACCGCTCGCAACTCGATAGCGTTGGGCGTGGCACAGGAAAAGTACGCCAGCCGTTTCTTTCGCAGCGGCGGGCGTGTCGGCGGCATATTGGAGTTGCCAGCGGGCATGCCAAAGCCAGTACGCGACACCGTAGAGGAAGGATTCCGCAAAACCTACGAAGGGACCGAGAACAGCTTTAAGACCGTGATTCTGCGCGATAGTGCCAAGTTCCATTCAGCACAAGTAAGCCCGCGAGATTCGCAAATGATCGAGGGCACCGAGGCGCAAGTCCGGAGAATTGCCCAATGGTTCAACCTGCCGCCATCTAAGCTCGGCTTAGCGGACGCAAACAGTTTTGCAAGCAAGGCGGAAGATAACCAAAACTATCTGGAGACAACGCTGGCTCCGTGGCTGAAGGCAATCAAGTCGCAACTCGATTTGAAGCTGCTAGACGAACGCGAACAGGCCGCAATGTTCTTCGACCATGACACCAGCGAACTATTGCGAATGAACGCTTTGCAGCGGCATCAGGTGTACGCTATCGGGATTCAAACCCGCATCTACTCGCCCAACGAGTGCCGAGCGTGGGAGAACATGCTGCCTTACGAAGGCGGCGACGACTTTGCCAACCCCAACACCACAGCCGGTTCGTTTATGCCCGAAGGTGGGGCACCAACCCTGCCAACTGTTGATCCGGTTATGCCGCCACTCGATTCTACACCAGAGCCAGCCAGGGCAGACGCGGTAAGGCTGGCGGCGATTCGCCGAGTGGTATTCGAGGTGGGGCAAGCAGCACGGCACCGGGCAAGCAAGGGCGGCAAATCGTTTTGCGATTGGATCGACTTCAATTGGCCGGAGTTGCGAGCCAGTGCGAAGGCAATCGAATGGGACGGCATTAACGAAATATACGAACGCATGCAGCAAATCGCGCGGACAGCAAACGCCGACACGCTTGCCGGCAAGGTGGAACAAACAATGGCACTAATTGAACAGGAGTTTTAATCATGGAAAAAAGATTCAATCCAAGCACGGTGACGATTGAAAAGCGGGAAGATGGCACGCCGACTATTTCGGGATATGCCTCAGTGTTTTATGACGAAACACGAGCCGGAACGGAATACGAGCTGCGACCCGGCGTAGTGGAAAGAGTGGACCGCAGGGCGTTTGATCGGGCCATCAAGAATGGTGCCGACGTGCGGGCGTTGTTTAACCACGATCCAAACCACCTGCTTGGCCGGTCGAAGTCTGGCACGTTGCGGCTGTCGGTCGATAGTGTGGGCTTGCGATACGAAATCGACCCGCCAGACACCCAGGCAGGCCGCGACATTATGGCGTCGATTCAGCGTGGCGACCTGACCGGAAGTAGCTTTAGCTTCGGCGTGGCCGATGGCGGGCAGCGAATTGAACGTGACGATAAGCGTGGGGTAACTCTCCGCGTGCTTAATGACCTAGACCTTTTCGATGTGGGGCCGGTGACGTATCCGGCCTACGAAGGGGCCACCGTTGGCATGCGTGCTATCGGTGCAATCGACGACTGTAGTTTGGAGGTTAAACCCATGAGCGAAGTGAAGAACGAGGGGCCGAGCATTGAAGAAGTCCGCCGCCGTCTGGCTGCGGTACACCGCATGGAGATGGAAGCCGAAGAAGCTGCACCCGATCCCGAAGCTGCGGTCAAACAATCTTTCCGCGAAGCCGTGGTTGCCGTGCTCGATAGCGAAGGCGAGATGGCGGAAAAGCTGTCGAAGATTAAGGCACTGTTAAAGGCCGAGGAAGCGGCATTGGCAGTTGTCGGGGGCGATAGCGAACCCGAAGAACCTGCCGCCGAAGAAGAGCCGGAAGAAATTCCTGCTTAGTCGATTTGACAAGATCGCCAAGGTATGGCATGATTTGAGCATCGGACGAACGGCCTCAAAAAGCCGCGTGCGAACTGTGGGAAACCTACGGTTTGTACGCGGCTTTTTTTATTTACCAATTTGATCGGCATTGAACGGCCTCACAAAGCCGCAAGCCAAACCAGCCTAACCGCTGGCGGCTTGCGGCTTTTTTATTGCGCACCTCGCCAGCCCAACCAAGGGAGTAGCGAGCATGTCGCGACTGAAAGAATTGACCGAAACCAAAAAGGAACTGTACCGCGAAATCCGCAATTTGGCGGATCGGCAGGAGCAATGGAACGCTGAGGATCGCAGCAAGTGGGACGCTGCTAACGCGAAGTACGATGCTTTGCTGTCGGCCATCGACACGGAGAAGCAAAAGCTGTCCGCCGCTGCCGAAGTGCAAGCACAGTTGGCCGACATTGACGCGCGGACCAAAGCCGCCAACCGAGACCAACGCGTCGGCGTCGATGCCGGAAAGCGGCGCGAAGCCGACCCCGAACGCATCGCCGGAAGCGAAGCCGAGCGCCGCAACAAGGCTCTTCGCAGCTATTTAATCGGCGGCGAAACGCTTCGGCAAAACATGCTAGAGGTGCGAAAGTATCTCGTCGAAGGTGCCTTTGAATTGCCGTTGTCCCGACGATCCGACGAGCCTAGCTGGGTATCGCAGAATCGCCAAGAAAACCGAGTCGGCCTTAATGTAGCCACATCCGGCGCGGGGCAGGAAACCATCCCGCAAGGCTTTATTTCGCAACTCGAAACGAAGTTGCTGGCCTACTCGCAAGTGCGAAATGTCTGCCAGGTAATCACAACGGGCACCGGCAACGATTTGCCTTACCCCAAGGTGGACGACACCAGCAACACCGGCGAACTGTTGGCCGAGGCTACCACGTTCGGCACCAGCATCGACCCGACGTTTTCGGCGGTCACTTTCGGTACTTACAAGTTTTCGTCGAAGCCTGTTTTCGTATCTTCGGAAATCTTACAGGATTCGGCGTTTGACCTGGGCGGCGTAATCGGTGGCATGCTGGGTGAACGCTTGGGCCGCATCGAAGGCACCTATACCACGACGGGAACCGGCAGCGGACAGCCGGAGGGCATCCAATATGCCGCTGCTGCTGGTCAGGCTGCTGCCAGCCAGACCGCATTCACCGCTGACGAAGTGCTTGGCTTGGTTCACTCGGTGGACCCGGCCTATCGTGCGTTGTCGAGCGTTGGATTCATGATGCACGACACCATCCTGCTTTATGCCCGCAAGCTGAAAGACGCCAACGGTGCTTACTTGTGGATGCCGGGACTGCAAGCGGGTGTGCCCGATCGGTTGGTTGGCTATCCCATCTCCATCAACCAGCAGATGGATTCGGCTTTGACCACCACCAAGCGCGTGATGCTCTTTGGTGCATTCGAGAAGTTCATCATCCGCGATGCCGGCGGCGTGCGGTTCTACCGACTTGAAGAACGATACCGCGACTTGGATCAAACGGCGTTTGTCGCGTTCAAGCGTATGGACTCCAAGATGCTCCAATCGGCAGCCATCAAACGGCTGACCCTAGCGTAATGATCGTTGAACTAACCACATCAATGGTTTCACCGCGCGGCGAGTTCCACCAGGGCGACGTGGTGGAACTGCCGCAGGATGAAGCCCAGCGATTTATCGAACGTGGCATGGCGTTACCCGTTAAGCAAGAGCGGGAAACGGCTGCCGTAATAACTCAACCAGCAAAGGGCAAACAAAATGCCAGGATTTCGACAGCCAGGCGGACAGCGTGAAGTTGTCGCACTGACGGCAAGTACAACGCTGACCAGTTACGACAGCGGAAAGATTTTTACCAATCGCGGAGCCACTGGCTCGATCACGATTACCCTGCCGGTGGTGAATAACGAAACTGCCGGGGCAGAACTTGAGGTGCTTGTGATTGCCGACCAAACGGTAATAGTCGCAAGCAGTCCGGCAGATACGCTTGTGATTTTCAACGACGCTGCCGCCGATTCTATCGCCTTGCAAACTTCCGGAGAAAAGATCGGCGGCGCTTTGCGTTTCGTGTGCGACGGCACCGCCTGGGTGGCGCAGTCGCTTTGCTCTGGTGCCCACACATTAACCACGGCGACAGCCTAACTTTAACGAGGTAACACCATGCCCGGCGTACTTTCCCCCGATGTTTATTTGCGCGGCGATACCGGCGAACTACGGCAAAAAACCGGCAGCACCGATGCCGCCGTAAACGGCTGGCTTGGTGGCTTGGTTTATGCCAATACCGCCGCATCGGCTGCACACACCGCGACCACGGACGAAGCACTCTTCGACGTGCAATATTCCGTGCCGGCCAACACCCTGATTGCCGGCTCGGTTATCAAGGTGCGATACCAAGGCATTGCCACTGCCACCAACAGCACGGATACGCTAACGGTAAAGCTGTACATCGGCGGGTTGGCAGGCACTGCGTTACTAACCGGCACCGCAACGGATGTTGCCAACAACAACATTTTTGCCGGTGAGTGCACCCTCGTTGTGCGAACTGCTGGAGCGAGCGGGACTTTCGTAGCAGTCGGCACGCATACCGACGTACCAGCGGCAAGCGGCACCGCCGCCCACTCGATTACCGAGATTACGGCAAGCACCACAATTGACACCACGGCTGCCCAGGTGATCGGCGTTGGCGTGGATTGGTCAACGACCAACGCTGGCAACTCTTGCCGGTTGGATTTGCTGTTGGTCGAAATCTACTAAGGTGAACCGTGGCACGTTATGCAGTCACAACCGCAACAGCGCCGACTTCCGAACCAATCACGTTGGCGGAAGCCAAGGCGCATTTGCGCGTTGTGGGCAATGACGACGATTCGCTGATTAGTAGGTTGATAACCGCAGTTCGGGAAGCGGCCGAGCTATACACGAACAGGCAGATCATTACCGCTAGTCTGGTGCTGTATATCGATCAGTTTCCAAGCGGTGAAGCGATTTACCTGCCCAAGAACCCGGTGCAGTCAGTTACGGCGTTTAATTACACGGACGCCAACAACGTATCGCAGGTTTTGTCAACCAGCGTTTACCGGACGTTACTGAACCGAGAACCGGCAGAAATTCGGCTCAAGAGTTACCAGCAATGGCCGGCGACATACGGCACGACCGAGCAAGTTTGGATTCAGTACGTCGCAGGATACGGAACGGCAGCATCGGTACCGCAAATGCTCAAGCAAGGCATGTTGCTGTTGTTGGGTGATTTGTACGAGCACCGCGAATCGACAACCGCCGGCACATTGTCGGAAATACCACGATCCGCCGAACGAATTTTTGACCAATACCGCGTGGGCGATGAATTTCACAGTTATGCGAGGTCTTTATGAAAGTGGTCTTTATGAAAGTGCGTTTATTTAACGAGGAAGATGTGCAAGGCAAGGGCAAGGTGCCTGCCGGCACGATCATTGAACACAAGGACGCCCACTGGCTAATAAAGCTAGGCAAGGCGGAAGAAGTCAAAGAGCAAGACGAGCACACCGAGAGCGACAAATGAGAGCCGGTAAATTGCGGCATTGGGGGCGCATCGAGCAGCCTTCAATCACGCAAAACACACACGGCGAATCGGTAACAAGTTGGCTGCCGTATGCGGCACGTCGGCCAATGGAAGTGGTGCAAACGAGCAGCCGCGAATTGTGGTATGCACAGCAGGTACACCCCGACATTACTTGCATGGTTAAAACGCGATATGTGGATGGCGTCACAGCCAATATGCGGGTGGTGTGGGAAGACGGGACGAGCGAACGAATTTTGCACATTGGGGCACCACCGCTTAGCCCAGACGGCAGGCGGCAAGAACTGGTGATGATGTGCATGGAGCGTGAGTGATGGAAGCAACAATTGAAGTCAGCACGCTAGGACTAGAAAAGAAGCTAGACGCAATGGAGTTGACCGCGCGAACGTCTTTGCTTGGCCGTGCCATCAATACTGTTGCGAAGTCGTTCAAAGCTGGATTGAAGGCAGCAACGCCAGTCGGGCCAACTGGCAATTTGCAGAAAAGCATAACGCACAAGACTGCACGATACTCCGGCAGTGGAATTGCCATCGGGTTTATCGGGCCAAACTGGTGGAACAAAGGCCGCCACGGTCATTTGGTCGAGGCCGGGACCAAGGCGCGGTTCAATAAAGCTGGCGCGTCGCGTGGCATCATGCCGGCAGCACCGTTTTTGCAACCGTGGTTTGACCAAAACAAAGCGGCGATGGAATCGCAGTTAGCTGCGGAGTTGAGCTTACAGATTGAAAAAGAGTGGGGCGCAGAATGATTCGCAGCGCAATACGAACCTACCTGCTAACACAAACCGACCTGACAAATTTAATCAGTACGCGAATTTATTTAACACGCATACCAGACAACGGAACTTACCCGTGCATCACGTTTCGCAGGATTAGCAGCGGCAGGCAGCACGATTTAGATGGTGCGGCAGGATACGCGGAATCTAATTTTGAGTTTGAAGTGTGGAGCGACGACAGCGAAGAAGTTGAAGATGTGTGCGAAGAATTGCGGCAAGCATTGCAAGGGTTTCGCGGCACGATGGGAACGACAGCGGTTAAGCGTGTGACATTGGAAGATGAGCAAGATTTTTACCACCCACCAATAAGCGGCGACGATGTTGGCGTACACCGCACAGTTGTGCGTTATATCGTCGGTTACGTTGAAACGATACCAACCTTTTAGGAGATAACCAATATGGCCGCAGTACCTTCCAACGGAACGCTTTTGGCGGTGGAAATTTCTTCGGTATTCACCACCATTACGCAGCGAACCGAAATCAACTTGCCGGGAACTACCCGCACGCCGATTGAAACGACCGACCTGGATAGCACTTGGTCAACGTGGATCGTCGGCATCAAGCGAAGTGAGGAATTGGAATTTACGCTGAACTGGGACCCGGCGGCAACGACACACGCTTACCTGCAAACTGCCATTACGAACGGTTCGGCGGAAGACTTCAAGATCACGCTGACCGACGCTGGCGCGGCGACGATCGAATTTACCGCTTATGTTTCCGCCGACATGCCCGAAGCTGTCGGCATTGATGGATTGGTTAAGAAGAAATTCAAGCTGCGCCCGACCGGCGCAATCACTCTAACCCCGTAAGAACATGCTAAATCGTGATGCAATTTTGAAAGTCCAAGACCTCGCCAAGGAGCTGGTAGAAGTTCCGGAATGGGGCGGCGTTATTTTGGTGCGGTGTTTAACGTCCCAAGAGCGCGACCAATACGAGGAATCCATCTACCTGGACAATCAAGCAGGCAAGGGAATATTCGCAAACGCACGCGCCAAGCTAGTTGTGCGGGCATGCTGCAACGAAGATGGTTCGCGGGTGTTTTTGGACGACGACGCAGAGCAGCTAGGCCGAAAGAACGCCTCGGCAATGGATCGTTTGTTTGCGGTCGCTCAGCGATTGAGCGGGCTTGGTTCGGATGCGGAGAAGTCCGCCGAAAAAAACTCCAAGGGCGGTGGGGCCGACGGTTCGCCTTCCGCCTAGCCGCCAAACTTGGAATGACCGTGCGGGAGTTATTCGCACGAATGGACTCGGCAGAGTTTACCGAGTGGATGGCGTACAACGAAATAGAACCGTTTGGCGATGAATGGCGACCGAGTGCCACCGTTGCCGCGATTTTAGCAAACGCGAATAGCACAGGGACAACCTTTCACGCCGAAGATTTTATGCCGGTAAAATCGACACCGCAAACGACCAGCGTTACCGCGCAACAGTTAATCGAATGGGCTAAGTCACATGGCAACAATCACAAGCCTAGCCGCTAGACTGCTGCTGCAAGACGTGACGTTTACCAAGACGTTGCAAAAGGCGGAAAAGCAAACCGAGAAGTTTGCTAAAAGCGTGACTAAAGTAAGCAGCGGTATCGGTAACCTCGCTTCAATCACAACGAATATCAACGGCATCGCGTCTGCAACCACAGGGGCGAATAGCGCAGTTGCAACGCTTACATCGTCCATCTCGACATCTGCCAGCGTAATGATGGCCGCAACGAATGTTGCTGTCGGCTTGCGGGCTGCTTTCACCGCAATGACTGCTGCAATATTGATGAATCCTCTGACGGCGGCATTGGGGGCAGTTGCGGTTGCTTTTGGCGTCGTCATGGCGTTAATCGCACGTTCGGGCGAGCAATCCGAGGAAGAGCTAGACCGAGCACGCAAGGCGGCACAGGAAGCCGAGGAACTAAACACCCGATTAGGCGGGATCAATAAGCGTGTCGCGCAAATCGGCATGAGTTCCGATGAAAAAGAAGTTGACGACATGGCGAAACGTCTGCGTGTCGAGGTTGAAGCGGGCCGCATGCGATCCGAAACCGCACATCGGTGGATATTTTTGCTTAAGCACGCACAAGCGGAAGAAAAGCGACTTGCCGAGGAAAGCCAGAAGCAAATTGCCATCCAAAAGACCATTGCCGACGCGGTAAAAGAGCGCGAACAGGCGGGAATGGGTGCGGTGGAGCGGCAAGTTGACAACGCACGACGATCCGGCATGGACCCGCAGCAGTTGCGTTTTTTGGAGATAACGCTTACCGCGACAGAATCGCGCAATGCCGCCTTGGAAAAGTCACGCGAACTAAATCAGCAGATTGCAGACTTTGAGGCGCAGGCCAATCAAGCATGGATGACCGACCAGCAAAAGAAAATAGCCAAGCTAAAGGAACTTGGGGCGACTGAGGCACAGATTGCCGCAGCACGCCGGAACATGGAGAAGGCGGCAGAACCACAAAAGCGGCAGAAGGAACTGGCCGAGCAGATTGCCGAGGGCCGCAAGGTAATGCAGGGACTTGAGCAACAAGCCGGTGCTATCGATAGCGCACGCGGCAGCGGACTTGCCGCGAACCCACAAGCACAACTCAAAGGCACCGCACAAGCTGCGTTGGCGGAAAGCGCACGTAAAAACCCTGTTGAGCAGCTAACCGACATTCAGAAAAAGCAGTTAGAAGAAATCAAAAAGCAAAAAGCGCTGCAAGAGCGACAGCTTGCTGCGATGGAAAAAGAGCAAGAAACGGTGGCACAGTTTTAATGGCAGTCGTATCAGTCAAGCAAATCGGTGCGGGGCGTAACGCCGACGGTCGGAGCGACTTTAACCGCTCCTATACCGTCGTTTGGGTCGTTATCGTCGATGATCCGTATGACGGGCCGGCAACCGTCGGTAGTGCCGCGACTTTGCCGGCGAGATTCGCCCCATACGTTGGCTACGAAAACACAAACGACGCTTTTGCGTTGTGTACCTCGCTGCGACCGGAGCAAGACGGCGAAGAGTGGTACAAATGGCGCGTTACTGCGACTTTTGAAACGCAATTTACGCAAAACCAGCACCAGCACGAAGACCCCAGCGAAGAACCACCTGTTTTTTGGGTTGAAACCGAGTTTACCACTAAGCCTGTCGTCAAAGAGTGGAACGGAAACGACATTAAGAACAGCGCGGGCCAATTAATCGCCGGTTTAGAGAAACTAGAAGCGGTGGAAACGTGGGTATGGGAGAAAAACCACACCAGCTTAAATCGTTCGTTCTGGTTAGCGTACCAAAACACCGTAAACAGCGACAACTTCTTTGAGTTGGAACCAAAACAAGGCTTGTTGCACATTATTGTGCCGAAAGCCAGCTATCGCAACGGTGCGCCGTTTTGGCGCGTGCAATATCGCGTGAAAGTCAACAAGGACGGTTGGGATGTTGAGCCAGCCGACCGGGGCACGGCGGTTAAGAACGCCAGCGGCAAGCTAGAACGACCGACCGACGAAAAAGGGCAACCATTCGACGGCGAAGTACCACTGAAGGCGGACGGCACGCAAGAGCGTGATTCAACCGTAGCGCAAAGATACCTGACAGCCAAAGACCTTTACGAACCCAAAGCGTTTAGTGCGTTGGGCCTAACTTAGGAGAGAATCCGATATGCCGCAAATAACTTTAGATTTCCCGGCAGGTTCTATTAGCAACGGGCTGATTTCGTCGTCTGCCAACATTGCCGCATCCAAAGCAATTCGCCACCAGTCGATTGACGTTGAACTGTTCGGACCATCAACGACCGTAACGGCGTTGACCAAAGACATTCATATCGTTCGCGGTTCGGCTGGAACGCTGGTAGGCATCGAAGGCGTGATTTGCGGAGCTATCGCCACGGGTGCCGACCGCACAATTGCGGTGGACCTGCAAAAAAGCACCGGCGCGGGCGCGTTTGCAACCGTCTTAAGCTCGACTGTCGATTTTAGCAACGTAAGCGTATTGCGAACCGCAGTTGCCGGCGTGCTTAACAGCACTGCATTGCTCGATGGCGACATACTGCGGCTTGTTGTAACTGTTGCGGGTTCGGCCAGCGCACAAGCCACCGGCTTGTTAGTGACGGTAACGCTAGAGGAAAAATACGCCTAATCCCGCGGCAGCATTAGCAGCACGATAAGACCCAATGGACCGTAAAGACCGCCTAGGGCAGCACCGAGACCGGATCGCTTAACCATCGTGCCGACGACGACGCCCATAAACATGTTGATGCCGGCAAATGCCACCAAAACAGCAATCAAACGCTCATCCATAACCGTGCCTCATGGGTTATACATTCGACGAACAAGGTGTAAGGCGGATCGTTGCGGCGGTTCGTCGCGTCGAGCAAGACCCGCGGGCGCTCACTGGCAAGTCTATGCCAATTGCCAGTGGTGCGCCAATAAACTGGCTACCGGGCTACAACAATGCGGGCGAAACAATACCCGCCTATTCTTGCGTATTTATCGGTGCCAAAACCGCCAAAAACGGCGTGGAGCATAACGCATTAACGAAGCCATCGACCACGTTCACCAACGTATTTGGTTTAACGGTTGGCGTGGATAGCGAGAGCGGCGACCAAGTAGGCTATCACGTCGAAACCGGCTTTGCAGCCTATGACACCGGCACCCCCGCAGTAGGCGAGACATGGGGGCCAAAGCCGTCGCAGTTTACGCTGTCAAAAAACTACCCCGGCTTCCGCTGCCTCGGCATTGTCGATGCCACCGCCAAGATTATGCTGGCCGAACGCATCGACGCCCAGCACCTAATCGGCAAGCGAGCGAGCAACGTATCCAAGGGCAGTGATGGTGAGTTCACGATTTGGCTGAAAACCGGCAGCAGCTTTACCACGTGGGAAGCGTCAACTTTCACGCTAACGGCTCAAGCGCTCGGCGCAGCGTACACGGCGAACAAGTACGCCAAACTGGAGTTGATTGCCGGGGCTTGGGTTGCTGGGCAGTTTGAATGTTAGGGGGTGGGTTATGTTTAATCCGTGTTGTTGCGAGACGTGCGACATATACTCCGACGCCTTTGGCACCGACGATTCACTGGCCGGTTGGACTCAAACGGCTGGCACCTGGAATGAGACGCTTGGCTACGCGGCAACATCCAGCAGCTCGGCCACGTTGGATTGTGACGCTACCCACCCCGACGCTACGCCGACGCATTACGTTAAGTGCGACCTGTACGGGGCGAACGGCGATGAATTGCGTATCGGCGTTGGCGACCATTACGCGCAGCTAAAGATTGGCGACCCGAACGGTTGCCTTGCGCTGTACGCGGCAGGCGGCACGCTGTTGAGTAAGATTCGCGTCGAGGCAGCGGCAACAACGATGCACACGGTTGAAGTGTGGTACGGCACCTCGCCGGTTGCTAGCGGCGGGGATTCGCAGATCGTGGCCAAGGTTGGGTCGGCTATCGTGCGG